ATCTGGGCCTCCGAACCGTTCCAGTCGTCCCCGAGGATGAACCGCCCGACGTGGCGGTCCACCGCGATCGAGTGGAGGTCCTCGTTCGTCGCGGCCATCGCGAACGGGCGCATCTTCGGGCCGCGCACGTACTCGGACTCGCCGGCCGCGAGCTTGTCGAGCGCCCGGCGCACGGGGCCCATGAACCCGGCGAACGGCTGGCCCAGCCGGAGCTGCTTGTAGGCCTTGAGCGCAAGCGTGAAGGAGCCGCGGGTGTTCGCGGCCTGGAACGTCACGGCAAGCATCCGCATGAACAGGTCGGTGTCGTTCCCGAAGAGCTCGCGCAGGGCCGGCTGGTGCCGCGTGTAGAGATCGCGGAAGGAGGCGCCCTTCTCGATGCGGGCCAGGAGGCGGTCCATGTTGCGGCGATTCTCCGCCTGGGACTGGGTGGCCTGCTGGACGAGTTCGCTCCCGAGCCGCTGCCAGTAGAACCCGCCCTCCTGGCCGGGCTTCGCGCGCCCACCCCAGTCGATGGCCGCGGCCACGAGTTCGCCGGCGTACAGGTGACCCTCTGCCGTCGGGATCGTGAACGAGCCGGGCTTCCCGTCGGTGCCGTAGATCGCCCCGAGGTCGCGAAGGACCCGCGCGTGCATCTCGTACTGCTTCGTGGAGATGATCTTCTTCAGTTGCTCGCGGCCGGGATGGAGGCTGGCGAGCGTTGCCGCGACCTGAGACGAGGTCTTCGCGCCGCGCATGACGGAGGGCGCGAGCGCCAGCGTCTTCACCAGGTCGCCGGCCTCCTCGTCGTGGTTCCACCGGAGGACCCCGTAGGTGAGGGCGCGCGGCGTCTTCTCGAGCGTGCCCTCAATCGCGAAGCCCTCGTGGGTCTGGATCGAGAACTCCCCGCCCTTCTGGGTGATCTTCACGCCGAGGCTCTTGAGCTGGGCGATCACATAGTTCCACTCGCGGGCGGACCGCAGCCCGTTGGCCTGGTCCGGGGGGCCCTCCTTCAGGAGCTTCACCGCGGCATCGCCGTAGTGGACCGTGCCGGCCTGGAGGGCCTCCTCGCCGCCGCCCAGGATTGACGGGTCGAGGAGCTCGATGTCGCCAGACACCATCGCGTGGAGCATCGCGATCTTCGTCGCGAGGATCCGCGCGTTCCACTTGTCGATGCCGTGGTCCGTGAAGAGCATGTGGACCCGCGAGGACGACCGCGTCGTGAAGCGGTGGATCCGCCCGACCGCCTGGACGACCGACACCGAGTCGAACGGGGGCGTCATCATCACCATCGTCCGGGGGGCGGCGCCGCCGCGGTCGTCCAGGTTGATCCCGGTCCCGCCCTTCTCGTAGGTGGCGATCACCACCTTTGCCTCGCCGGACTGGAAGCGGGCCTGGGCGGTCTTGCTGTTCTCGTCGGCTGCGCCGTGGATCTCGGAGAAGGCGATCCCCTCCCCCTTCAGCCACTCGCGAAGCTGCTTGAGCGTCCCCTCGGAGCTCATTAGGAGGCGGGTGATGAGCTCGCCAGTCTCCGGGTCCTTCGTCTTCTCGACCACGTCGGATCGGTTGACCCGGGCGGCAAACAGTACCACCTGGCGGCCCTCGGCGAGCTCGGCCCGAATGATCCCCTTCACCGCCTCGAGCTTGTACGGCTCCTGCTGGCGCCGCTGGTGCTGCAGCATGGTCTTGCGGTCGAAGCGGCCCTGCTCGATCTCGGCCATCGCCTTGTGGCCGTCCTCGGGCAATCGGATCATCACCGTCCGCACGTCGATGGAGGACATGTCCACCTCGCGCTTCACCACCGTCCCCTTCTCGGTGAGTCGCGTGAACAGCGCCTCCGTCTCCTTGTGCATCTTCTTCAGGTTGGTCGTCTTCCACATGTAGAACGTCTCGGTCGCCTGCTCGCGGGCCTCGTGGGCCGGGACGTTGTCCGACACCAGCTTTTTGTAGAGCCTCTCGGAGAACGTCTTCTTCTCCTTGACGGTGACTCCGAGCTGCTTCATCGCCTCGACCATCTCCTTGCCCTCCAGGAGGCCGATCGAAGAGAGATACGCCATGTGGTACGGCTTGTCTCCCGGGGTCGCGGTCGCGAAGACGGTCACCTTCGCCTTCCGAATCAGCGAGACGCCGGCCGAGTGCATCTCGGACTGGCCGGTGTTCTTGAGCTGGTGCGCCTCGTCGAGCAGGAGGACGGTCGTGTTGTCGATCTTGTAGTCGCGCAGATCGTGGTACGTCCCCAGGTACACCTTCCCCGGCTCGAGTGGCTGGGTGCGGTCTTTGATGTAGGTGATCGGGATGCCCATCGCCGCGGAGTCGTCCGCGTAGGATCCGCTGGGACGCCACACCCCGTCCTTGTCCTTCACGGCCTCGATGGCGCCGGACTTGGAGACGATGATGACCTTGTGCTTCAAGGACGAGGGCGCGTGGGCGCTCGCGAGGGCCTTGCGCCGATCGAGTTCCTTCCGGGCACGCTTCGCGGCATCCTGCGCCGTCGCCGAGGCCGTTCCGACCTCCTGCTCCCAGTAGGCCTCGAGCTCGGCGTCGGTGGCCTTGGAGTATGGCGGCGGCTCTTCGGTGGTGGAGCGGCGCCGGTCGAGCTCCTTCCGCATCCGCTCGGCGTTCTCTCGTGAGGCGACAGTGGCTGCGGCGGGATTGGTCCGGTAGGCATCCAGCGCGGCCTCGAGGTCGGCGTCCGTGAGCCCATCGTAGAACCCCGGCTTCGTCTCGGGAAGCGGCTGGTTGGCCCAGTAGTACGCGACGGCCAGGAGCTCCCGGGTCTTGCCAACCCCGGTCCCGTCCTCGAACAGGAAGCCGCTGCCGGCCTCCGTCGCCTCGATCGCCTTCGCTACCCCGATCTGCTGGTCTTCGGAGAGGTAGGAGTCGCCGTTTGCGTCTACTCCTCGGAGTCGAGCAGGGATGAGGTCGTACTTCGGGGGCCTGGCGTGGGTTGCGGCGTATCGGGGGTCGTTGATCTCGAAGATTCCCTTTCGAGAAGTTCGACCCGCTCCGCTTCGGCCAGGTCCTGCAGCTCCTTCGCCTCCTGGAACGCCTGCCAGTCCTCGCTCTCCTCCGCGAGCGCCTCCACCAGCTCGGCCTCGGTCAGCGTCTTGCGCTCCTCCTCCGAGAGCTGGCTGTAGGGAGTCGGAGCGAAGATCCCCACCTCCTTCGGCGTCTTTGGCAGGACGGAGTGCGGGTGCGCCTTGCTCATTGGAGCCTCCAGTATTCGCGAACGTCGTCACGAGGTCCAGCCACTTTCGACGGGCCGCGAGCTGCGCTTCCGTCGCCCGCCGCGGGGGCGGACCGTACCGACCGTTGAACTCGTCCTGTGGACTGTTTAGGAAGATGACCGTCCGGGTGCCCGCGGCCTCGTTGAACAGCCCCTTCTGCGCCTTCTTCGACCTCTCCTCGTCGGCCTGCGCCTTCGCGCGCTCCTCCTGGGTGAAGAGCTCGGAGTCGATGAAGTTGCTCGCCGGCTTGCCCGCGCGCTCGACGGGCTTCTGAGGCGTCCCCATGACGGCCTCGAGGAAGCCGGGGATGAGGTCCTGCTGGGGCCGCCTGCTGCCCGGGGCCTCGAGGATGCCCTCCCCGTCCGCGAGTCCGCCGTCGGGGACGTCGAAGGGGATGTTGTCGGCCATGAGGGCGGACGCCAGCCGGTACTCCGAGAGGATCCTGGCGAACAGCCGGCCGCGGCCCTCCCGGATCGCGTTGATGGCCTGCTCCGTCGTGATCTGCTTGCCAGTGGCCGGATCCCGCACGTCCCACATGAAGGTCTTGGCGAGAGGCTCTTCCGCCTTCAACTCCGGCCGGGCCGCGATGAGCGCCAGGTCCTGGGTCAGCGCATCCGCGATCCGGTGGAGGGTGTCGTGGTGCGCCGGCTCCTGGAACTCCGTGAGCAGCTCTTCGATCGCGCTCCGTTCGGCCATCGTCCGGCGCCGGTAGTCGGTGACCTGCTTGAGGGCAGCCGTGTTGGCGTCGGAGAGGGCGCCCAGCATCGCGGGCGGGATGTCGAGGAGGCTCTTGAGCCTCTTCCGCCCGATGCCGGGGATGTCCACCTCGAACCGGACCTGCTGCTCGTTGAGTTTGTCGAGACGCTCGGCCAGACGCTCGAGGTCGGAGATCACGTCCTCCGCGGTCCAGCGCTCGGCGTAGTAGGGTGCGCGCTCGAGGACTTCCGCGACCGCCTCTTCGACGGAGAGGTTCTCACGCTCCTCGGCCCAGCCCCTCACCATCTCGTAGGCGTAGCCGGTCAGCGGCAGCGCGCCCGGGTCTCGCTGGGTGCGGTTGAGGCCGGCGCGCCCTTCGATGAGGGCGTGAATGCGGTCCGTGACGGCCGCGCCCTCCTTTTCGCCCTTCAGGAGTCCTGCCATCGACTCGCGGCCCGCGGCGTAGAGCGCCTCCAGGGACTCAACTTTCTGCTTCGCCGCCGCTCGCTGATTCGCCCGGTTCTTGATCTTCTGGTTCGTCGCGGCGTCGATCCTCTGGCCGAAGTACTCCCAGTCCGCCTTGGCGTCGTTGACCAGGCGCCAGCGGAAGTCCTGGTCGTTGGTCAGCTTGTAGAGGTCCGCGCGAAGCGCTTCCGCCACCCGCTCGGTCGCTCGCTGGAATGCGGCGCTCCGCGAGGAGCCCCATCCCGCGACCCAGTCGCGATCCGCCGGCGCGACATCGGAGGGCGTGACCGGCTCCTCGCCGGGGCCGAGCTCGGCCTCGAGCTCGGGGTCCGTAGCGGCCGGCGGGGCGACGTCGACGGGCTTCGCCGGCGCGGGCGCCAGTTCTCCGGCGAGCCCCTGCGCCGCGGCGGCCATGCCAGGACTCGGCGTTGCGTACCGGATCGGATTCCCCTCGGCGTCGTGGGTGGGCCGGCTGGGCTTGGTCGTTGTGGCCTTGCTCAACCGTGCGAGGTCGACGTTCTGTCCTGTCCCGTCGGACCAGTGCAGGTTGGCAACGCGCCCGCTTGAGAAGTCGCGCCGGATCTGCTTCTCCTGCGCGGCGTTCTTCGCGTGCTTGACCGACCAGAGACGCGTGATCCTGCCCTGCTGCTTCTTCCCCTTGACGTTGACGACATCGCCGATCTTGAATCCGGAGAAGTCAGTGTCGGGCTCGACGTAGCCGTCCGCTGAGAACTCAAGGATATTCGCGATCTCCTGCTGGAGCTTCGTCGGTTTCTTGGCGGGCGCCTCGGCCGGCTTCTTCTCGGGCTTGAACTCGGCGCCCGCCCGCCCGCGCTCTCCGGTCTTCGGAACCTTCCGCAGCATCGGGAAGACGTCGTACCAGCCCTCGTGGACGGGCCTCCCCATCGAGTGCGCGGCCCGGATCGCCCGGTAGGCCGTCGTCGCGCTGCCGGCCGCCGCCTGCTCCTTGAGCTCGCCGAGATCGAGGCGGTTCGGGTCGCGCACGCCACCGGGGCTCACGACCCTGGCCTCGTAGTCCGCGGGCGACATCGCCGCCCAGTCCTCCTCGGTCGGGGAGATCTCCTTCTTCCGGGCCTCGAACCGGTTTCGGCCGAGCTGCGCCTGGAGCGCCTTCAGGGCGCCCTTCGCCTCGTCCTTGTTGACGTAGGCCTCGGACTCGGACACCACCTTCTTGTCCCGGCCGTAGGTCCGGACGATCCAGCCCTGCCCCCCGGGGCCCCGCCCGATGTCGCCTTGGACGGCCTCCGGCGGCGCCTCGGCGGCGCGCGCGGGGGCCGGCGCCTCCGTGTCCTCGGAGTCCCAGCGGGGCGCCTCGTACCTCTCGCCCTCTGGGAGGGCCCGGATGTTCCGCTGGATGCGGTCCCGGTAGCGCTGGGCCGCAGCGCCCACCTCGGCCTCCGGGACCTTCAGCCGGCTCGCCAGGCCGGGCCAGTCCGCCCCTCGGCGGCCGGCCCCCTCCCCTCGCATCTGGCGCCGGGACCGGCCCGGGGCCGAGAACAGGTCGGCGTGGGTGGAGTCCGGGAAGATCACCTCCACCTGGCCGTGGGCGCCCCGCCCGATGCGGAGACGTCGCGTAGGTTCGGCCTCCGTGGCAGCGGCCGGCGCAGGCGGGGCCGGAGCGGGGCGGGGCGGGGCAACAGCCACGGGAGGCGCCGCCGTGGGCTTGGCGGGGCGCGTAGGCGGGAGGATGACCGGCCCCGTGGGGGCCCGGTCCACGACCACCTCGAGGTTCGGGTTGCGGTTCTGCAGCTCCGCAACGATCTCGGCCGGGTCCGTCTCCTCGCCCCAGGGCGTTGGGACCTCCGTGGTACCAAACGCCTCCTGGACTTTGGCGGCAACGGGGCCCTCGTGCCCGGCCACCCACATGCCGTCGACGACCTTGAGGCGGATTCTGCCGCCGGTGGGCGCCGTGACGGGCGCCGCTGCCGGGGCCACGGGCTCCTGCGGCTGCGGAGCGGGCGAGGGCGGCGCCGGCAGCGGCCCGGCCACGGGCGACGGGATCGGCGCGGGGGGCGGGGCCATCCCCGTCACGGGCGGCGCCAGCGGGGTCGGAACGACACCGGTCACCGTCGGTAGGGCAGGGGTCGGGCGGACTCCCGCGGCGGCCGCGGCGCCCTCGGGCCGGCCGGATACCGGCGTGAGCCCGGGGGGGAGCGTCTCGCCCGTGCCGCCCGCGGCCTGGTCGCGGGCGGCCGCAAGAAGTGCGTCGACCTCGGGCGCCTGGCCGGCGGCGCGCGCCCCGGCCGCCTCGACGGGGGTCGCGGCGCCGGGCGCGACCGGCTCGCCGGGGATCATCGGGGTGACCTCGGCGCCGGGCCGGGGGCCGGGAACGGTGGTGCCGGGGGGCGGCGGTGCAGTCGCCGTCGCCGTTGCGCTTCCGGTCGGCCCCGGGGCCGGGGTTGGCGGGAACGCAACCGATCCTGCCTCTGGTGTTCTGGCCGGCGTAGGAGCACTCGCCGCTTTGCTCCCAGCCGTCAGAACCTTGTAGCGTTCGTTGCGAAGCCGCTGGGCAAGCTCGGCGTCACCGGCGGCTTCCGCGGCCGTGATCGCCCGGTCGAATTCGGCGAGAGTCGCACGAACGAACGGCTCGGTACTCGCCTCGAGCTCTGTCCTCGGCGGCGTCCCCACATTCTCGGGCCGGCCCTCTCCGGGCCCCATCTGCTTCTCGACCTTTGGCGCTCCGTCGAGGGGTCGCGATGGGGGCGGGAATGCCGTCTCTGTTACAACCACGTCGGCAACGCCGATCGCCTGGGTTTCGTCCATGCCCTGGTCCTTCGCCCACCGGTAGGCGTCGTCCCAAAGCTCGGCACTCGGATGGAGCGGATCAATCGTCGGGGGGCGCGGGGGGGCGTCGGCCGGCGGGGGGCCGGGCGGCGCGCCGCGGGGCGGGAGCGGCTCTCCGGGCTGCGGCGGCGGCACTCCGGGAGGTAGCCCTCCGGCGGGCGGCGCCTCTCCGGTGGGAGGGGTCGGCGGCGCCTCCGCAGGCTCGGCGGCGACCGGCTTGCGCCTCATGCTGCGGTAGCCGAGGTAGCCGAGGGCGCCGAGGATGGCCGTGTTCCCGCCCGCCTCGGTCGCGGCCTGGAGGAACTCCGGGCTCTTGAAGCCGAACTTGCTCCCCAGCGCGATCGCGTTGCTGGCCTGGTCGAACGTCGACTTGGCCATCATGCCCATCGCGCCGATGCCCAGGATCGTCCCGGCCACCGGCGCAACCGCGGCCGCGCCATAGATGCCGGCCATGAGGGCGAGCTGGCTCGGGTCGGCCAGGCCTGCGGCTACGTCTCCGACACCACGGCCGATCGCCCGGCGCCCGGCCATCCCCGGGTCCTCGCCAGGCTCCGGCTCGCCGGCCGCGGCCCAGCCGAACGCGCCCTCGGCCTGTTCGCGCAGCGAGGGGGGCTTTTCCGAGAGCGCCGCCGGGTTCCCGGCGTAGTAGGCCGCCGCGCGACCGCCCGCCTCCGAGAGCGCCTCCATCGAGCGCCCGATGATGCCGGGTGGCGCGGGCGGCGGCGGGGTCGGCTCGGCCGGCGTGAACGCGGGGAGGTCGAGGGGCGGCGGGAGGCCCACGGACGCCCACGGATCGGGACGGCCCTGGAGCTCCGGGATCAGCGGCAGCGGCGGAGGGGCGGCGGGAGGCGGCGCTGCGGCCAGGGATGCCTGGCGCTGCGCCTCGAGGTCGGCGAGCGTCTCGTCGAGCGTCAGGGGTCGCCGGGGGCCAGGTGGGGAGATCGCCATCTGGCCTCGTTACCCCTGGGGCCCCGCAGGAGTCGCCGCAGGAGCCGCCCCGCCGAGCGCGCCTCCGAGAAGTGCTGCCAACGGATTCTGCTTCGGGTCCGGCCAGACCTTTCCGATTGCGAGGCCCGCCTGGATCTCGGCCTCTCGCCGCAGGCCGTCGAGGACCGCCTGCAGCGCGGTTCGGTCCTCGACCGTCTTCGCGGCGGCGATGGCCTGCGTGACCGCCCGGAACTGGGGGATGTAGCCCTGGTAGATCGTGGCCGCGCGAGCTCGCGAGGCCTCTTCCGTGGCCGCCGTGATCTGCGCCCCCCCGTACTTCCCAGACGCCTCGATGCGCGCACGGTCGAGCGGGTCGACCTGGGCGTACTTGATGCTCGCCTCGGCGCGCGCCTGCTCCTCCGCGCGCTTCGCGTCGGCGGACTCGTTCGCCTGCTCGGCGCCCACCCGCCCCTCGAGCCAGTCGCGGCGGGCGACCGCCTGCTCCAGTCCGGAGAGTTCTGTGGTGCGCGAGTGGGGACCAGTGAAGCCGAGCTGGCCCCCGCCTGGCGTCTCGTGGAGGACGCCCCCACCCCGCGTCGAGGTGTCGATGCGGGGCAGGTCGAGTTCCAGGGCCCGGAGCTTGTCAGAGTAGAGCCCCCCGCCCACGTCCGGCCGGATCGACGCGTTGCCTTCCGGCGCCGCCCCCACGATCTTGCCGTTGAACTTCATGAACTTCGCCTTCACGCCCGGGCCGTAGGGCTCGGCGCCGGCCGCGGGGGGTGTCGCGGGCGTTGCCGTCGGGCCGGGCGCGGTCGGGTTGCGGGGAGTCGGCGTCTCGATCTGGCCGGGAGGCGGAGCGACCGCGCGGCCCCGGTCCCTGGCGGTTGCCGCCATGTGCGCCGCGTCATCAGCAGCAGCGGCCTTTTCGGCGTCGTAGTTCGGCGGCGCTCCGGCGCCGGTCGCGCCCCGGACCGCGCCGCCCACCGTGTTGCTGTCGGGAGTGCTGATCCCCACCGAGCCGAGGCCCTCACGGGTTCGGTCGCCGATCCAGCCGGCCGCATCCATCACAGGCTTCGGAATGTACTTCTGGGCCAGCTCCTGGTCGGTAGGCTTCTTTGCGGGAATCGCCATCGAGTCCTCCTACCGGCGCTTCCGCCAGCGCTTCTCGAGTGCGCTGGAGCAGGCCTTTCGGCTGCGCTTCCCGGGCCGCTTCGTGCCGCCGACGTAGGTCGCCTTGAGCTCGTCACCGAACGGCTCGTGGCGCGTGAACGTGTCGAGGCTGTCGTGCGGCGACTTGAAGTTCTGCCAGTTCGACAACCCGGTCCGCATGGCCTAGCCCAGCCCGTAGGGTTGAGGGTACGAGCAGCCCTTCCCGTCGAACCTCATGCCGGGCGGGCAATTCTGGGCCTCCGCCGGGAGCTGCGGGGCGCCGGATCCGGTCGCGTTCTCTGGCGCACCTTTCGCGTCCGCACCACCGCCGCGCCCCGCTGCGCTGCCGGTCCCGTACTGGTAGTAATCGGCAAGGCCTCCGAGGCCCGGCCGGTTGCCCCCAGCATCCATCCCCGGGTAGTGACGCATCATCTGCGCGTTGAGGCCGGCGCGCTCCTTGTTGGTCGCGATCGCCGCCGCATCCCTCTTCTCGCGTAGCGCGAGCGCCTTCGATGCCTCGGCCGAGGAGTAGGCCTTGCGCTCCATGGCCATGCCCTGCTTGGCCCTCTCCTGCTCGAGCGCCTGCTTCTTCCTCCAGTTGTCGAAGGCGATTCGGTCGTTCGTGCCGGCGTCTGACATTCGCTGCGTCTGAATGTCCATCGCCTGGCCGTACCGGTCCTGGAGCGCCTGGACCATCGGCATCATCGCGTTGAGGTTGAATGCAGGGCTGGCCATGGTCGCTTCTCCCTCAGGAGTAGTAGTTGGAGCTGGACATCGACATGTTCCCCGGGCTCATGGCGCCCAACATCCCGCCCATCAACTGCGAGTAGAAGGACATGAGGGCGCTGTTCGCGGACGTCGCGGCCTGGGTGTCGGTCCCGTACTTCTCGAGGTCGCGGCTGTAGAGGTCGAGCTTCTGCGCGTTCATGGTGCTCTTCGCGGAGAGGTCGATCCCGAGCCTGGTGTCGCGCTCGCTGGCCTGGCCCTGTGCCGTTCCGGCCACGGCCCCGAGAGCCCCTCCAACCATCGCCTCGCGCTTCAGTTTCTCGTCGGCCTGCGCGCCAGCGATTCCGCGCATCGAGGTCGAGCGCCAGGCGGCCTCGTCGAAGGGGATGCCGGCCTGCGCGGCGGCCTGCCGGGCCTGGACGAGTTGCGCCTGGAGCTGATCCGCCTGTGAGCCCGTAAGCACGTCCATCGCGAAGCCGGTTCCGGCCTTTAGGTCCTGAGCGTAGCCCTGCTGCCCAGCGAGGGCCTTCGCGATCTCCGGGTCGTAGGCCGCCTCGGGCGTGACCGAATCGAGTTCGGGCCGCGGGACCGCGGAGGGACTCCATGTCGGAGCCGGCGGCATTGAGAACTTGATGGGGGCCGCGGCCGCGGTCGGTACAGGCTTGGTGGTCTTGTACCCGATCGACCCCGGCGTACCAAGCGAGCCGCCGTCGCTATTGACGTTGGTGTAGTAGCCGGAGGCGAAACCGCCCCCTCCCAACGGCCTCGTTGTGGGACCGCCCAGACCTGGCATGTTTCCACCCTCCCGTATTCTACATGTGGACGCAAGCTCTACGTCACCGTCACCGCTACCGTGTCCGTTGCGACTCGCCCGCAGGCGTCGGTGACGGTGACGGAGGCCGTCTCAACCCCAGCCGTTTGATACTGGTACACGGGGGTTTCAAGCCTGGAGTTGCCGTCGAATACGATAGCTCTTTCATCTGTCGTGAGAACTCTCGCCCACAGAGCCACCTCGTCAACATAGCCCTGCCACGCTATCCCCGAATTGGCCCACTTGCCCAAGAGGTCTATGCTGTCGAACTTGAAGCCAGTAGACCCGAAATTGGCGGCAGAATACGTCCCGACGAGTGGGGTTCCGCCTCTGGTCCCGGTCAGTGGATCATTCGTCTGGATGAGCATTTGTCCGGTTGCTGCATCCCAAGAGAAGATGAGGAAGTTCCATGCATTCGGTATGAACGGACCTGGTACCCCATTCCCGAATTGAGCAATGTTGACGGTACTTCCTGCGCTACCTGTCATTCCGAAGTTCACGTAGTCGGTGTCGAAATAGCGAACGATTGCAAGGTTTGGATAACTCAGGGGGACAGCCCCGCCCGACGAAGACCAGAGATGAATCAAGGATTCGACTTCAACCGTAGGACTCTTCGGAGCCCAGTAGAGACGCATCGCAATGGTGAAACCAGTTGCTGCCAGATCCACTTCATCAAAAGTCCCGACCAGATGCCCAGCCTGCGCCTCAGTTGAAGAGACTGCATTCCCATACTGCCCGACGACAGCCGGAACGGCACCACCCGTTTCGGATAGATCTCCTGTGACAGACGACCCGTAAGTTTTTGCTCTTGTCCCATTGGCTTCATTAAGTGCCCAGTAACAATGAAGCCCAGTCCGAGAGAAGCGAGGCAGCGCATCCCCGAAGTCCCAGCGATAGCGGACCGGAAGGGGGCTGCTCATGTCACCGTCACCACGACGGTATCGGTCGCCACGAGGCCGCAGTCGTCGGTGACCTGGAGAGAGCAGACCTTAGCGCCGGCGGTGGGGTAGGGGTATGCCGCGGCACTCCGGGCCGAGCCGTAGTAGTGGCCGGCGAAGATCTCCGCGCGTTCACCTGCCGTGAGCGACCGGTTCCACCAGAGAAGCCGCTGTAGCGCGAGTCCTGTCGGCGTGGTCCCGTCGACACCGTACCCCACCCAGATCGGCATTCCCAGACCGGGATTCACCTTGAATGTGCCCGTGATCGGGAATGCGCTGTAGACGGTTGCGGCCCCGTCCAAGCTCGACTGAATACGGTTGTCCTCGTCTCGATCGACCCAGACGATGATCGTGTGCCAGAGTCCGTCCCCGGCAGAGGCCCCCCACGATGCGTGAGGGTCGGTCCAGGCGTCCACCTCCCAGTAGACGCGGTTCTGAAGGAGTCCGCCGAAAAACGCTCCGGGAAAGTGGAAAAATTGCAGCATCAGCATCGACCCGCCAATGCCCGCTTTGAAGTTGACCGCGAAGGCGAACTTCTGGGTCAAGGACTCGGCCAGCGCCGGGTTGTACAGGTATCCGCCAGTCGCGTCGGCCGCGTTCCCAACAAGGCCCGCCACCGCCGGAACCGTCCCGACCTCGACCAGGTCACACGAACCAACGGCGTCACCTCGATCTCCGGACGATTCATCGAGCGCCCATGCGTGGACGAGCCCGTTCCATAGAGTCGACTGGTCGAACCGCCATCGGTAGCGCGAGGGAAGCGGCGGGCTACTCATGGGAAGGTGGCCGAGAAGGTGACCGAGACCCCGACCCCCGGAGTGGCGTTCGTGACGTTCGCGGTCGTGAGGAAGGTCCCGCCCACGATGCCAAGGATCGCGCCAGTGACCGGCGCATTCGCGGGGATTCCGTTCCCGTCCTCGAGCGTGATGGTGACGTCATAGGCATCGTCCTCGCAGAAGAGGTGGTCAGCCGATACCCCGATGAGCGTGCCGGGATTCAGCGTCACCTGCTCGGTGAAATTGACCGCGGCGCCGCCCGTGGCGACAGCCGTGATCGTCGCGACAACGGGGGCCAGCGGAGAGCCGTAGTTGTAGACCGCGCTGATGGTGAAGGGGTAGTAGCCGCAGGGGAGGCTTGGATTGAGGTCGAGGTCGGTCGCGTTGATGGTCGCGGAGAGCGTGATGTTCGTGCGCTCCGCCACCCCGCGCGCGGTCGAGCCGGGCGACCATAGGCCGCCGATGCCGCGGTACTGCAGGCCCACCGGGGCCGTAGCCCGGATCTCGAACGTGAAGCCGCGCCCGGTCACCCGCTCCGGCACGAACCAGTGGGTCCCCGCGGGCACGTAGAGGAGGTCGTAGGTCCTGGGGCCGCTCCGGCTCGGCGTGATCCGGCGGATCTCCCCGCTCGAGGCCGCCGCAACGGTCGCGGTCCAGAACCAGAAGTCGTTGTCAGGCAGCATCCCCTGCCAGGCCTGCTCGTCGCCGCCCTTCGCGTAGATGCGCCAGGCGGTCGCCTCGGACTCGATGTAGGCCCAGAGCTGATTGAGCTGCTTGCCGCCCTCCAGGTCGTCGCCCGGATCGAAGAAGAGCTGGTGCCCGGTCCTGATGACGAGTTCCTTCTGGAGGAGGTCCCCATCGTCGTCGGCGTTGAGCTCGTCCTGCTTCCGAATGACACCGTCGCACGAGCCGATCACGAGCTCGCCGTCGGAGTTGTAGAAGCCGCTCGAGTCGAAGCGGTTCTTCATGTCGATCGTCCATTCGGGGTTCGGCTGATTCCCCTGCATGGACGGCTCGAATTGCCCGTAGTAGCCGCAGTAGGTGACCGTTCCCGGGAAGATGTCCAGGCCCTCGTACTCGGGCTTCGCCGCTCGGTTCGTCGCGTACATGTAGATCTTGTTGACGCGGTCGTGCATCGAGAAGCCGTTGAGGAAGTCGTTCTTGTTCGTCTTCCAGTCCCCACCCCAGAGCGGCTGGACCTCCTTCATCAGGTAGCGGAAGCCGCCGTCGTAGATCCAGATGCCGTCCTCGCTGGGGAACCAGACCTTGTTGTGGATCTCCTGGATTCCCCAGTGGCTCACGCACCCCACGTCGGAGTCGAGTTTCTCCATGATGAAGTCGTCGGCGCCCTGGCCGAACTGCCGGATCATGTAGCTCGCGCGCTGGCAGAAGACGAGGAGCTCGTTGCGCCCCTTCCAGATGGCGGTGATCGGCTCCTTGTCCCAGGTGTCCCGGAAGGACGCCGGCTTGACGTACTGCGGCTCCCCGGCCATCGAGTACCAGACGCGGTAGGGGTGCTGAGACGAGCGCGCGTACCACATGCGCCCGGCGAAGGAGTGCCCGAAGCGTGTGGCGGGCGTGATCCCGTGGTCGAAGTCGTTCGGCCCGGCGAAGGTGAGGGCGGCGGTGCGCGTGTTCTCGGTGATCGTAGAAATCCCAAAGGGAGCCTCCCATGCCATGCGGAAGAGGTTCCCGTTCATCGAGACGTAGCCTCGGACGTGTGTGACCCGATCCTCGGCCGTGTTCTTGTCGATGTTCGACCACGAGCGACCCTCTCCGGTGAGCGCTCCCACATCGACCACGTTCGAGAAGTTCGACTCGGCGAGGACCTTCTGGCCCGACTTGTGGAGGAATGTGATGGCCGCGAGGCATTCGCCAGCGGACCCTCCAGCGAGGGCTCCCGGGGCCACGGAGAGCTTCTCCTGGGGCGACTTGATCCCGGAGAGGCGCCATTGGCCCGCGTCGGCCATGAAGCGCACCACGGGGCGGGTGTAGTAGCCGATGACGTGAAGGTCGCCGCGGAACCAGACGAAGCATGGTCGGTTTCCGGTGTAGATGGCGCCCTGGGCCGCGAACTGGCTGGGCGCGACGACGCCTCCAGCCGAATCGTTTCCAAGACGTCCGCCCTGGGCATAGATGATCGGCATCAGCCGTAGGTCTCCCCGAAGCCCTCGGATGTCGAGCCCCCGCCGGGCAGGCCCGGCAGGCATCCGCGCGCGATCCGATGTGTCTCGTTCCCGTTGTTGTCGAAGTCCTGAGCGCTATCGAGGACCTCGTAGACGAGGAAGATGTCCGAGAAGTCGGTAACGTCGAAGACACAGTGCCTTTTGCCGATGGCCACCGGACCCTGGGTAATTGGATCCCAGGCGTCGGTGAATGCCCCGCCCACGTACACGCGGTCGCCCACCGCCTGGATCCAGTAGCCGAAGGACGCATCGGGGTCGATGGTGCGTTCCACTTCAAGGCTCGCCAGCAAGACGGGGGTGCTCGCACCGGGGGCGACAAGGAGGGCATAGCAGGTGCCGGCCGCCAGGCAGGCGTCGATGATGCTCGGCTGCTGATTGCTTTCTCTCGACCACACTACTTGGTCGTCGATTTGCGCGTGCTTGGAGTCGGCGCTGAAGCGCTGGAGGGTGACCTGAGAAAGCTCCGTAACGCTTACTATCTGCTGCTTCGTTACCAGCACGAGTCCGCCGTCGAAACTTTTCCAGGCACTGATGTAGTAGGTGGCGAGGGGGACCGTCATTGAAATCCCGTCGTCGTGCCAGACCCCGTCGTCGTCACGGTAGGAGATCTGGGCCTCCTGGATTGGGTCCCAGCCCTCGCCGTAGATCACCGGTCCGGAGGGAGCGATGCAGACCGTCACGAAGCCGAGCGTGAGCGTGCCGACCGGAAGCTGGTGCTCGATCCCGAGGCTCACCCCATCCCAGCGGCAAAGCGTGTAGTCCGCCCCCGTGACGTTCGTGACGAGGACGTATAGAACGTCGGCCACGCCAACGGCGCCAGTCAGAGGGTCGTCCACTCGCTCTGGACAGATCGCGAAGCTCACGCCTGGCTCGCTGAGATAGCGCGGGTCGCCGATGACGCGACTCGAGCGGTACAGGGCCGGATTGGTGGAGCCGGCGATTGTGAACGACACGCGGCGGATCGCCTGAGAGACGGGATGGTTGAACGGCCACTTCTGTCCGATCGAATCGGGCCCGGTGCCCGGGACGGCCACGCACTTCGTCGCGAGTGCGGTGAGGCTCGCGACGGTCGAGGAATCCCTGCTGCAGTCCGCGGCCTGGAGGAACGAGCGCTCCGGGAGGGGCAGCTCCCAGAGCTCGAGGATCCCGCTCGCCGACCGGAACTGGTGGATTCGATCGCGGAAGAGGAAGGGGTTGCTCTCTGCCGTGGTTGCCGCATGTCCGGTGGTGAGGCAATGTGGGGACACGACTGGGGACCAGGTGTCCACCGGCCCGGCCTCGCCCTCGAGCACGAAGACGAACTCGGAGTAGGTCATGCTCTGACCGGGGAAGATTGCCCGGAACGTCGCGATGTTGAAGTCCGGGGGGCCGGTCACGCCATCGGCGCCGGCGTAGAGCATGAGCGCCTGGCCCTGCTCGTCGCCGTACTCCGTCATGCCGTTGATGCACTCCTCGACGCCCGTGTCGAACACCGTCACGAGCCCGTCGCGCGAGAAGAGCCCGGCCGGCTTGATGCGGCAGTTCACGACCATGTGGTGCTTGAACGGCGGGATGGTCGCGGGGTCGCCGGCCCGGTAGATCCCCCCGAGGGGGGGAAGGCCTCCGACTCCGGTCCGGAGCTCGAACGGCTTGACGCCCTGCTCTGCGGATCGGCGCGGCATCTACCGGCGCCCCCCACTCCCGAAGAACGACGGCATCCGACGGCCCTGTCCCTCGAACCTCGTCCGCTCGCGCTTCATCGCCGCGAGCTGCTTCTGGTACTGGCCCTCGAGGAACTGCCAGCGACCGTCCCCCTTCGACTCGCGCAGCTTCGCCTTTACACCGTTGAGCAGGACGCTCTGGTGGAACATCTCCGAGATGTAGTTGAGGGCGGAATTCCCGGCCGCGATGTCGATCGCCGCGGTGATCGTGCCCGTCGCGGGCGAGGCCGACGCGGCGGCGAGGAGCGTGTAGGTGAACGTGGTGGCGCCGGTGACGATGACCCGGAAGGTCCCGTTGTAGGCCGTCTGGACCGCGCCGGAGATGACCACCAGGTCGTCCGTCTTGAAGCCGTGCGCCGCCCCGATGGTGGCGGTTGCTACCAGGAGGACCGAGGTGAGCGAGGCCAGCGTGTAGGAGAGGTCGGCGTCCGGGTCGCCCGCGTCGAGGAGCTTCGGAGGCTTGCGCTGGTAGTGGAGCTCGAGGGCGAGCGCCCCCACGTTCATCGGGAGCTGGATGAGATCGCGGAAGACGCCGCTCCCGGTCCCCACCTCGACCATCCCGAAAATGGCGTACTTGTCGGGGCTGTCGGTCCGCTCCTGGCCGGCCCTGGAGTCGGTGATCTCCGACTCCGGGACCCGGTCCATGAAGGGTGGCTGGGGGCGCCCCCCGACGACCAGGTAGAGCCCCCCGAACTGCCCGATGCTACCGTAGTCCGCCGGCACCGCGACCTGGCCGGTGGCGGCGGGGACGGTGAGGCTCGCGAACGTCTTCCGGCGGGGCCAGTCCCGCGCCCAGTAGGCGTCGTCGAACACCTCGCGCGTGAAGGCGAGTGCGCGGCGCCGACGTTCGACGTAGGCCTGGTCCGACTCGGAGACGTTGTCCCCCTGAGAGAGGGCGCTGTCGATGAGGTCGTCTACATTCACCAGGCCCTCCTACGGCGTTACCCGGCGGCGACTTCCTTCGCCGTCCGCTCTTCCATGTTCCGATCCCGCCGGGCCTGGATCTTCGCCCGGACGAACCCCATCTGCTCCTCGTCGCCCTCCAGGATCGCCTGGAGCTCGGTCTTGTTGAGCACGATGTCGAGCGACTTCGCCTCGTCGTAGAGGGCCGCCCCACTGTACTTGACTGGGAGCCGGACGGTTGCCGGGGGCGCGTCCGCAGCGTAGCGGCCCTCCAGGATCGAGCGCAGGTCCGCCGGAGAGTGGGTCGCCCGGGCCGGAGCTCGGCTCTTGAGGTGCCGGATCGCCCAGTGGATGTGGTGATCGCTCGAGGAGGGCGGCGCCGGCTGGCCCTTCTCCTCGAATCGCTTCTGCCGGTCGAGCTCTGCCGCGAGGATTCCGCGCGCGCGCTCGTCCTGGCTGGCCTCGTAGAGCGGGATGCCCTGCTCCATCGCGATCGAGACCTCATCGATGGTGGAGACGATGTTGAACCCGCGCTGGAAGAGGTCGTCCCGGTCGCGCGTGAGATAGAGGCACATCTCCTGGGTGTCGAAGACCCTCTTGCTCCCGCCGGTGTCGGTCGCCATGTCCTCGTCCTCGACCACGATGGTCCCCGGAATGAGGTCCCCGGAGCCGTTGCGCGCGCTCTCGTGGCGGTAGATGGATCCGACGACTCCCGGCTTCGCCGTCTCGAAACGGGGCGGAATGACGAACGTCAGGGCGTTGTAGAGCAGCGTCAGCGGCTCCTCGCCGGCCCACACGAAGATCTGGCGGTTCACCCGGTTCCACAGCTTCTTCACCTGCATGACTACTCTCCCAGCTCGAGGGCAGGGGCGACCCGCCCGAATGTCTTCTCGGGCCGGGGCGACCGGCCGAGATCTGCGAACAGCTTCGACTCACGGAACGGGACCTTCCCGGCGCCGGAGCCCCACATCGCGTCCATGTACTGCCGGACCCCACGGTCCGAGATCTTGTCGGCCGTCTTGAGCAGGTACGGCTCGACCTGCTTCTTCCGGTACTCGAGCTCGTCCATCATCGCCTTGTACTCGCGGGCCTGCCGGGCCTGCTTGCGCTCCGCGCGGTCGCTCCAGGCCGCGAGCGTCAGCTTGTCGAACTGGAAGCGGCACCAGCGGTACAGGGCCCAGTCCCAGGGCAGGAAGTCCCCGGGGCCGCCCCGCTTGTACTGGAGCGTGTTGTCGTCCTCGAGGATGGCGTCGAGCATGTTCGGAGCGTCCCCGTCGAAGTCGGCAGGCAGCTCCACCCGCAGCGCGCGCCGCATGTAGCGCGGCACGGGGTAGTACCGCGCGATCCCGTGGTGGACGACACGTCGCTCGGTGGCGCTCCCCGGGAACCTCCAGAGCTGGACGCGCCAGACTGGAATGAGGCCGGGATCGAACTCGCGGATGGCCGCGGTCACCGCCGGGTCCTTCTCGTACCCCGGCGGCGACACGCAGGTGTACTGGTCGGGGGCGACCCTCCAGTAGTGGTCGAAGTCCATCTCTGGACCCTAGCGGGTGTTCATCCGCTTGATCTGCTGCAGGAAGCCGACCTCGAGCTTCTTCGTGTAGAGGAAGGTGAAGTCGGCGGACTGGAGACAGTGGATGAAGGGCACCACGACCTCGTCGTCGTCGAACTGGAAGGCCTTGGAGACGATCGGGGGCTTCCCGTCGTAGAAGAACTCCACCTTGCCGTTGCCGTGGCACACGACCATGAGATCGTGCTCCTCGCCGTCGGCCCAGGCGGTGTTCGTGGTCGCCGTGGTGACGGTCGCGGCGTTGTTGAGGATCGTCTCGATGTTGATGACGCCGAGGAGGATGTTGAAGTAGGCCGCCTCGTCGTAGTTGTCGACGGCGGCCTGGATCGCCTCGGCCTTCCGGAAGCCGATGTTGAACTCGGCGTTCCCGGAGACGTCCTCGATGACCCCGCGCCAGCGGAAGAACAGGGAGCGCGCCACGGCGAGGTTCGCGGTCCGCTCGATGGTGTGGCGCCACGGGCCCAGCAGGCCGCCCGGGACGATGTTCACGCCGTCGCCGGCCGCCGCGTCGAAGTCGAGGCGCAGGCCGAGAGCGTTGGCCTCCGGCCCCTTCATCGACTGGGCGATGGCGCCGACGGGGTTGTAGTGGAGCGCGCCCCCGGACGGCAGGTAGGCGATGTGCTCCACCGTGTCCCCGCCCGATGCGACCGCGCCCTGGGTGGCCAGGATCAGGTACGGCTGGCCCTTCCCGCCGTAGTTGATGTAGTTGCCCTGGGTGATGTCGGGGTGCAGCTTGCCGGCGAAGATCGCCTCGTCCTTGATCGAGTTCGAGGTGATCCCGCCGCCGGCCTTCTCCGTGCCCTTCTTCGTTCCGATGCTCGCCATCTCGTGTTTCTCCTCTCAGAGGGTTCCCCCTCAAGTCCCGGGGGCCGATGGCCGGCCCCCGGGGGCCCACGTCTCAGACGCTGCGGACTAGTCGCCGCAGATCGGGTCGTACAGGTCGTCCAGCCGGGCGTTCGCGCGCGGCATGGTGTTGATGATGTTCTCGACGCACCCGACGTAGGCCAGGAAGCCGGCCTTGAACGTGCCGGAGCCCGGGACCAGCCGGAGGAGGGTGTCCTGGTCGATCCAGTCGATCGGCATGGACTCGTACCGACCGAAGGTGTCCATCGCGAGGAAGTACATGCGCCGCGGGGCGCAGTCGACGTCGACCTCGAGCTTGACGTTGACGCCGGGGGCGAGGATCTGCAGCGAGTCCTCGTCGTAGCCGACGGTGTAGCGCGGAGCCCCGCCCTGCGGGCCCGCGTAGCGCCGCTCGGCCTGGATCATCTCGACGTACTTGCGGGCCTGGCCGGTGTTGGAGAGGGCCTTGTTGATCTTCTTGCCCGTCTCCCGCATCGGGAGGTCGATGGTGTCGAGGATGAGCTGCTCCGAGATGTCCCGGAAGCCCGACGTCGAGCGCTGCACGAAGGCGTTGAGCTCGGGGTACGTGGAGCGGTTGCCGTTCGTGTAGATGGTGGCCTGGTCGGCGGCGTCCCCGACGATCTGGGTGAGGCACCAGATCTCCCGGCCGTAGGTGTTCGCGATGTACACGAAGTCGCCGGCCGCGATGGCGGCGTCGTTGGCGGCCGCGTAGGTGACCGTCTGGGTCGCGCGGTTCACCACGGTGAGGGCGGTGTTGACGGCGGTGCGGGGCGTGCCGGCGTTGTAGAAGTCGACCCGCATGTTCTTGTTGAGGAGCTCGGCCCCCAGGGGCTTCTGCAGGACGATCACCGAGCCGCCGGAGTTCGAGGCGACGGTGGCCATGATCCCGTTCGTGGAGCCCACGTAGACGCGGTTCATGTACTTGCCGAGTTCGGCCACGGTGTTCTCGACGCGGTCGGCCATGATGCCGCCCGTGTTGAACGTGCCCTTGGCGGTCTTCGCGGCGACCTTCGTCTTGAGGCCGATCTGGAAGGAGCCGACGAAGAGCTCGGGGGTGACCTTCCCCTGGATGCGGGTCGGGTCGATGGGCGCGGGGAAGGTCCCCATGTCCGCGATCACGCCGACGTTCCACGCCGAGGCGACGCCCAGCGGGAAGTAGCCGACGCCCTCGGCGAGCATGAGGTCGACCTTCTGCAGGTCGCGGCGGAACTTGCTGTTCTTGTTGACGGGCTCCTCGAAGGTGCCCGTGGGGTAGACGTTCTTCAGCTCGTTGCTGATGTCCTGGAATGCACCGGTGTCGGCCATGAAATCCTCGAGCCCGGCGTCAGCCCCCGAACTTGGACACGAGCAACCTTCTGGCTCGAGCCATGGCGGGGGACGTGTCGCCAGAGAGAAGGGCAGCAGGGACCGGCGGACGAGACGATGCCGGCGCCGGCTTGGCGGGTGTTGCGGGGGCCTTTCTTACCCCCGTTCCGCTTCGCGCGGCTACCGCGAGCTTCGCGTCGGAGCGCGCCTTGAAGTTGGATCTGCCGGCGAAGTCACGGTCTTCGGCGTACTCCTTGACGAACCTCTCGATCATGCCGGGCAGGTCCACTTGCCCGACATCCGGGACGTTCGCTTGTCGGAGATCGACCATGAGGGCTCGGTTGACGTGCTTCCAGACGGCCTGCCGAATGCGCGGGTCCTTCGGAAGGGTCAACTCGTCAGCCTTGGCTTCGATCAGCTCGTCTACTTCGCGGGGGAACTCCTTCTGGAAGATCTCGAGGTTGTGCTGCTCCTGTTGAGTGCGGTTTGCCTGGTCGCGGTTGAACTTGACGACCCAGTCGCGATTCGCGAGCTCCTGCTCCATCCGCTCCCGGAGGTCCTCGATCTTCTCGTTGGCATCGAGGTACTGTCGGCGGGTGTAGTCGTAGTCGCGCTGCGCGAGTCGGAGACGGTCCTCGAGAGCAGGCTTGTTCTCGTCGTAGGCGTCCTTGAGGCGGTCGGTTGCGATGGCCACCTCTCGGTCGAACTTCGTGAGCTCGGCCAGTCTCGACTTCTGCTCCTCCTGGATCTTCGTGTTCTTGGCGTACAGAGCTTGGATGCGCCCCTCGATCTTGGCAACGTCGGGATGCGGCGGCTCTTCCTTCGGCTCTTCCTTCGGCTTCGCCTGTTCGCGCTCGCTTCGGAGCTTGACCAGCTCGGCCTCGGCCGTGTCCGCTCGGATCCTCTGCTCTTTCGCGTAGCGGGCCTTGTCCCAGTACGCTCTGGCGACCGCCTCCTGCCTGTCCTCGGGGTCCTTGATGTAGGCGTACTTCTTGGAGAGGTTCTCCCAGGCTTTCCGTTCGGCAGGGTCGGTTGGCGGTCCGTCGGCAGGATCGTCTTGCCCTTCGCTCGAGGCGTCCTCGTCGGCCGGCTCGTCGCTGGGGGCTTCGTCGTCGCTGGGCTCGTCGCCCAGTTCCGTTTCGTCGGGGGGCGTCCCCGACAGCTCGTCAGGCGCACCTTCGTCGGGGGGCGTCCCCGCCGGTGCGTCGAGGTTCACGTCGTCATCGGCCATGTTCTACCTCCCCGGGGCGACCGGGATGTCGGGAGTGTCGTCCATCTAAACCGTTTGCGTCAAGAACGGATTGCGGTACGATGCTTCGCGGGGCGGTGCGTGGGACGCCCGGAGCCGTTGGTTCCCGCTGATGGTGACCCGGGTCCGCCCCTCACTTAACCCTGCGACTTCCAGCCGAGGATCTCGTCCTCGCGCAGGATGATGAGGCCCTTCTCCTCGTCCTCGAGCTCGACGCCGGCGAACCTGGAGAAGAGGACCAGGTCTCCCACCGCGACGGTGAGGGGGTACAGAAGGCCCTGGATCCAGCGACCCTGGCCGATCATCCGCACCGTGCCGGTATTCTGGTCCTGCTTGTGAGTGTCGGGAACCGCCAGGCCCGGAGCGAACTCCTCCTTCGCGGCGTCCCTCTTCACGATCACCTTGTCGTACAGCGGCGTCCAGTTCACGGGCAGCATCCCTTCTTGCCTGATCGCGACTCCAGCGCGGCGGCGGCCTGGGTGCTGGAGTACCCCCGGGGCTTGCGGCGCCCCTTCTGGGTGGAGGTGTTGTGGTCCTTGGGGAACTTCGGGTACTCGTCAGCCTGGAGAGGGCCGGTCTTATCGGCGCCGCTCGTGGCCTCCATCTGGTTGAACGGCTGATTCCTGGGCATCGGTCACCTCACCAGCGGGACCAGGCGTCCGAGAGCCAGCCTGCGCCCTTTGCGACGGCCCGGTTTCGCTTCTCGAGCTTCTTCGCGTCGGCCTCCGGGTCGGGCACCTTGAACTCGTAGGGCTTGCCCTCCGACTTGGGCTTGTCCGCCGCGGCGTCGTACTTCGGAGGCGGGTCCTTCGGCTTGAGCGACGGGTCGTTCCACGGCTGCCCGCGGTCAGCCAGGATGTCGGCCGCCTCGTCGCTCGACACGACCGGGGCCTTTTTCTTGCGCTTGACGGGGTCGTCCACCTATGTCCTCCCTTCGGAAAGTGCCTGTGCGGGGCCGCAGCAACCCTCGGATCGGCCGCCGACGAGCTGCTTCACGAACTCGATGCCGCGCCACAGCCAGTTGTCCTGGCAGAGGGTGCAGAACCAGTGGTCGCACCGGTCGCAGTACTCGATCGGCACGGCGTCGAGGTGGCAGATGTGGCAGCGGCCGACCGTGTTTGCCGCGGTTGCAAGCGTGGCCATCCTACGCTCCGGGGGGAGGCGGCGGGGCGCCAGGGGCGACCGGGCCCGGCGGGGCGCCAGGGGCGGGCGGGGCGCCGGGAGGGGTGGCTCCACCGGGCGGAGGCGGGGCGCCGATGGCTGGGGGCTGTGCGAGGAGACGGTAGCCTTCGATGACCGCCCGCATCCGCAAGAGGGCATCGAGATCCTCCACCTGCTCGCTCTCTGGCGCGGGCTCGACGACGTCCTTGAACTGCTTCGCCTGATCCAGCGCCAGCCGGGCCGCGTCGAACTCCGGCATCATCCTGATCCAGACGGTGTAGATCTTGTCCTCGATCGGGTCCGGTAGGAAGCCCTGCTGGGGCGGGACCGGGAACTGCTGTATCGGAGGGGGCGGGGGCGGGGCGGCCGGCGCGGCGCCGGGGACGACGTTGCCCTGGATCTTGCTGAAGCTCTCCTGGGCCTGCTGGGCGGCTACCGTGGCCTGGGCGACGAGGGCCTCGCCCTGTTGCTGGATGGCCGGCCACTGTTCCTGCGGGAACTTCCCGTAGACCGCCTTCGCCGGAGCCTCGGCGGCCTCCGTCTCGGCCAGGACCTGGGGCCAGGTCACGATGCGGGGGATGATCTTCTTCCAGCCGCACCGCTCCTGCATCGAGTAGGCCTGGTCGGTAAGCCAGCGCTTTCCGAGGACCGAGTACCAGGTCAGCGAGTCGTGGATCGTGGGGTCGATCGGGGGGATGGCCCTGTTCTTGAGGAAGAGCGTCCAGGCCATCTCCGCGCGCGTGATCTGGAGGGTCTGGTTCTCGTTCACGTCCTTCGGCAGCTTCATCAGGTCGAGGACCCGATCGACGGCGGCCGGCGTGTCGAGCTTGTAGAGGCCGAGCTGGAGCGCCTCCGCGGCGGCCTCCTTGTTGTAGAGCGTCTGGTCGTAGTTGACCCGGGCCGCCATCTTGACCCGGATGTTCCCCAGGAGGTCCGCGCCGGTGTAGCACTCCTCCTCGTAGATCCCGCCCTCGCGCTGGATCTCGTAGGTCGCGTCCTCCTTGCGGAGCGCCCAGTTGAGCTCCAGGAGGTGCTCGAACACGGACTCGTAGAGCTTCAGCATCGAGCGCTCGCGCGGGGCCCGCTTCTGGGAGGCCTCCTCGGAGAGGAGCATGAGGCCGGAGGTCGTCTTGACGGAGCCGGGCGACTGCCCCATCTCGATGTCCTGGGGGGCCCCGAGCGCCTGCATGTCGCGCAGGATCGCGGCCCGCTCCTCGGCGTAGACGGCCCCGGTGAGCGGGATTCCCGGGAAGAGCCCGTCGCGCGGCGACCACCCAGAGGCGGCCGCGTCGTAGTCGATGATGTTGAGTGACCCCACGATGTCGTCCCGGTAGTAGAGCTCCGTCCCCTCCGGCACCCACATGTTCGGCTTGCCGCGCTCGCGAAGGTCGACCGACTGGGCGTCGACCTCGTTGAGGCGCCGCTGCAGGGGGATCATGTCGTCCACGAACGTCCGCCCCCAGAAGTTGCCAGGGATGCGCTTGAACCTCGCGAAGTGGTACTTGATCCGCGGCACGAGCTTCGCGCCGTTCTCCGTGTTCACCTCGATGCACAGCGGCCGGCGGGCGATCTTGTCCCCCACCATGATGAAGTGGGCGCCCCGCTCCAGGCCCTCGATCGGCTGGGGCGCGAGGATGGTTTCATGCACGCGGGTATGGTTGTAGTACGACTCGTACCCGCTTCCCATACCGTATGCGCTGGCGGCGCCCTGGAAGGCCTGCTCGGCGTAGAGGGGGTTGTACTTGAGGAGGAGCGACGGCTCCTCCGGGTCGAGGTTCGCGCGGAACTCCGGCACCCGCAAGGCCACCCACTCGAGGGGGCGGACCTTGACCTGGGAGAAGATCCTCTGCTGGTACGGCTCGACGCCGAGCCCGCCGTTCTCGGGGTAGAACTCGTGAATCGAGACGACGTCGATGAGACCCTCGCCGCGCGGCACCTCGAGGCCCATCGGGCGACCGAAGGGATCCTCGCTTGTGGCTTCCTTCTCGGACATCTCGAACGGCTTGAGGAGCGAGAGCTGGGAGCAGTAGGGGCAATGCCGCAGGCGCACCTGGGCGCCGGCGTCGGCCTGCTCGGCTGTCATCTCGCCGGTCTGGTCGACCTCCTCGAGCGTCTCCGTGTGCTGGATGCCCATCATCGGAGTCTCGCTGCCGGGTTCGGTCGGAATGCCGGTCTGCAGGAAGAGGCGTGGGACCTTCGCGGACGCGAAGTACCTGTCGCACGTCGGGCACTTCACGGAGTCCGGCGCCGCGACGAGGGTTACCTCGACGTCGTTCTCGTCCCACCATGACCTGGCGATCGCCACCGAGTCGATGCAGAGGTTGAAGATCAGGTGCTCACGCTTGTCGTGCCAGATCTGTTTGGAGATCTCGTGCATGAGGATGTCCTTGGCCAGGCGGGCCGCGGCCATCCACTCCGGGTTGTTCTTGCCGGCCGAGGTGTCGGGGACGTAGTCCTTGCGCGCCAGGCGGGACACCTCGTTGTCGACCGCCGGGGCTATGAGGTTCGTGACCGGCCTGGGGAAGGCCGCGTTCGAGTCGCGGAAGATCTCGGCGAAGTGGTAGCCGCCGTTGTTGGCTGCGAGCTCGGCGCGCGGCTCGATCCATTGCCGGCCGAGGTACATCCACAGGTTGAGGGCCGCGCGCTGGGTCTGCCAGCGGCGCCGCGGCGAGAGGTAGTCGAGGTGGGTTCGCATCCACTGGCGAACCTCCTCGTCTCTACTCTTAAGCGTCGGGATCTTGAGCCACGAGGGAGCGGGGGTGATCGTCGGAGCCGGGCTACTCATTGCCCGGCTCCGAGATCGCGACGGTGGGTCGAGCCACCTCGCGCGAGTAGCCGGGGAAGCTGGGGATGAAGGCGCGCGGCGTGTTCACGCGCGCGGACGGGACCTTCTGGGCGATTCGTCGCTCGATGCCTGGAGCGACCGTCTCTGCGATCCGGGCCTGGGAGGACTCGAGGTGGGCGTGTAGCCGGTCGAGCTGCGCGATGAGGTGAAGGATCTCTTTGTCCTTCGCCTCGCAGCCCCTGCACTTCGACCCCCACATGTTGTGCCTCCGCGAAAGGGTATCACACGCCGGAATAGGGCTCGCGACGATTTCGGCGCATGGGCTTCCGGATCGCCTCGATCCGCTTCCGAACCTTGGCGTGGAGGTCCATGCTCATTGCCTCGTGGTAGTCAGCCGGGTTGTGGACCTTGGCGAGCCGCTCCGCACGGTTCTCCGACAGCCAGGCCTTGGGCATCAGGTGCTCGATCCCCTGGACGAGCATGTCGATCAGGTCGTCGTGCTGGCCGTGGGGGAAGGAGGCCGCCTCGTCCACGAGCCGGCCGGCCCACGCGCGACCCCGGGGAAGCCAGACCTGGCCCCGCTCGATGACGGCCGCCACGGAGTTGACGCCCCAGTGGAGCCGGGTCTCCTTCGACCGGCCGCGCGTCTTGACCCGGACGATGTGCCCCCGCTCGCGCTCGAGGATGTCGCAGATCATGGACCCGGAGGCCGTGTCCTCGATGAGGCACCACCGGGCCTGGGGGTACTGGTCGTCCATCTGCTTGATCGCCCGGAGCGTGTCGGGCCCGTTGAGCCGCTGGTGGACGCAGTCCAGGATGTAGAACTGGTTCCCCAGGCGCCCGATGAGGCCGCCGGCCACGTAGTCCGAGCTCGCTGCGGCCTTGAAGGTGGGGTCCCAGGACTGGATGATCTGGTCGAACTGGTCGAGGGCCGGGGCGTCGTCGTACCACCGCCACCACGAGCGCTGAACCGCGGACCCCTCGACCGGAGACGGGCGCTGCTGGTAGAGGGCGGTGAAGGCCCTGGAGCCCATCTCGGCGCGCTTGGACTCGAGGGTCGCGCCGTCGAACTTCTTCGGCCACAGGGCGTCCCCCTCCAGCCGGCCCAGGGGGTCGTTGTCGCCTTCCGCGAGCGCCGGGAGGTTGAGGTGACGCCAGAACTTGAACTCCGGGGTGAGCATGATCCGGCCGGCCAGGTCGTCCTCGTGCCAGCGGGTGAGGATCAGGACGAGAATCGGCTCGTTGCCGTGGCGGTCGCGCTCCATGCGGGTGAGGAACGTGGTGACCCACCACTCCCAGATGTTGTTCCGGATGACCTGGGAGTTGGCCTCCTCGGCGTTCTTGATCGGGTCGTCGCAGATGACGATGTTGCCGCCCTTGCCCGTGATCGGGCCCCCGACGCCCGCCGTGACCATGCCGCCGCCCTGGGTCGTCTCCCACCGGTGGGCGGCCTTGGAGTCCTCGGTGATCCGAGCCCCGATGATCGGGTAGTGCTCCTGGACCGTCCGGCGGACGTTGCGGCCCCAGTGGGCGGCGAACTCGGCCTCGTAGGACGTGAGGATGATCTTGTCGGTCGGCTCGAGTGCCAGGTCCCAAGACGGGAACCAGTGGGAGCACATCTCGGACTTGCCGTGCCGCGGGGGGAAGGTGACGAGGAGCCTCCGGGGCCATCCGGGCTCCCGGGAGCGCAGCTTGACGAGTTCCTGGGAGAGGAGGTCGAGATGCTCGGCGTACTCGTAGGGCTGGGGCGCCCCCGCCGTGGCTGTCATGGCCAGCCCCAGCGGGGAGAGAAGGTGCGCGTGCTCGAACTGCTCAGGCTGGCTGGGCATCGCCCTCGTCTGGTTTCTCGGGTTCCGGCTCCGGCCGCCGCATGGTGGGGAGGGGCAGGAGCCGCGGCGCCCGGGTCACTACCGCGTCGAGGACCCGGGCCTGGTCGCGGTTCTTCGACATGTAGTCGCGCAGCTCGTCGCGGATCTTGTCGAACTTGGCGATCTCTGCCGCTCGCTCGGAGTCGTCTTTCTGGGGGTCGCCGAACGCAAGGCGCCACAGATGCACTTCAAGGGGTCCCGCAACTCCCGCGCGGAGTCGCTCGAGGACGCTCTTTCGATATTGGGGATCGTTCACGAGCTCCGTGGCGATCTCCTTGCCGAACTCGGAGCGGCTGGACGTGAGTCGGCCGTTCTTCGCGCGGGTGACGGTGGGGGCCGTCTTGCCCACGCGAGCCAGGAACTCCGGAGAGAGCTTCTTCGCTGCCATCGTCAGATTCGGATCACGAGTCCGGCTTCCTTCCGGTTGTCGCCGGTCGAGAAGTCGTGGGAGAGGACCCCGGCGAAGGTGAACTCGACCTTCCGCTTGAAGAACGTCCCGACCTCCTTGCGGACCATGACGGCCCCCCGGATGACACCGGGGCCCCCAGCCGCCGCGTCGGAGTAGGTGACGACCACCGCGGCGTTCTGGTTGACCTTCAAGTCGGAGGCCGCGAGTGCGCTGTCGATCGCGGAGGCGATCTTGTCGGCCGTGAACTTGCGGATCTCGGAGCCGTCGCGCGCCGTCCCGATGACCTTGTAGGGGTAGGCCTCGTCAGCCACGGAGGTTCTTCTGGATCTCGTAGATCCCGGTCGCGGCCAGGCCGAAGATGGCCCCCATGATGGCGTTCTTGGGGCTCGCGGCCATCTGGGCAACCACGTTCGCCACGGCGCCGAGGGCCAGGGCGATCACGGGCGGAGCCCACTTCGGCAGTTTCGTCGAGAGGCCCTTGACCCCCTGGACGAGCAGGAAGACGACGACCGGCGCCAGGCCCATGATCGCCTGAGCTCCGACGGCGTTCCAGTCGATCGCGGAGATCGGCGGGGTCTCGGCCTGGGCCAACGCGAGGCTCGCCGAGAACAGCACGAGCAGCAGGAACAGAATTCGCCTTACCATCACTTCTCCTTTGTGGCTTTCAGTACACGCTTGAAGGTGTTAAATGTCCAGCAACCGTCTCCGTAATACACGGCATGATGTTCTTCGTAGAGATCGCCGAAGGGGGGCTCTCGCTGGATTACCACCCGGTCCTCGTCGCGGTTGGCGCAGTATCCGGCCTCGCAGAGCTGCAGGGCGAGACGGTCGAGCGAGAGGCTGGAGTCCTGGCCGCAGACGTCGCCGAGCGCCTCCTGGGCCGCGCGTACCGCCAGGCGGAAGACCGGCTCCGGCTGGAGCGGGGAGAGGTCGAGGGAGGGAGCCGGGGCGCACGCCAACGGCGTTTCGATCGGGGACGGAGTGGGGATCGGGGTAGGTGTCGGGGTGGGAGCCGGCGCCGGGGCGTGGCAGGCGAGGAAGCCGATCAGGATCGACGCCGCGTACCAGCTTCTGACACTCATCGGGCTCACCTCAGCAAGATGGTCGCGCTCGGCTTGAGCGTGCCGTCGGTTCGGCGGATTCCGAAGCAGTCCTGGTCGTTCGAGAGGTCCCGGCCGTCGTTGAGTTGGTACGTAACGAAACACTCGGCCCCGCAGCCCTGGGGTAGACCGAAGCCAGCGTTGAGGCCGTAGATCACGGGAGCTGCGCCCTCCCGCAATTCGTGCCGTCACAGTTGCAGGCCTCGAGCCAGGTGCAGCCGTTGCACCGTGCGCGGAACCCGTACTGGTCCTCGAGCACGACCTCACCGTCCGAGCGCCAAAGGGGCGCCGTGGCGCTGCAGACGCCGGGGACAGAGAGGGCGAACTGCTCGCAGGCGAGGCGGTCCTCGCAGAAGCCCTCGAAGCCGGGCGGGTTCGGCGGGTCGGGCGGCGAGGCGCACTCGTTCCTCATCGGGCACGCGCCGCGGGGCGTCACTCCGTCGGGTCCGTAGGGCATCCCGATCGAGGCGCAGTAGGCCGGGTCCCGCGTGCCGAGAGGCGTTGCGTCACAAACGCCGTTGGCCTTGCACGGGATGTTCCAGCCGAGCTTCTTCCGATCGGGCGTGGGGTCCGGGCAGGATGGAGGGGCGTCACAGCCCGCGCGGATGACCGCGAGCGACTCCTCCTGGCGCTCGTCGCTCCCATCCGACCGCCACCAGAAGAAGGCCTGGTGACTCGCGCGCGCCGTGCAGTAGAGGCTCTTGAACTGGGCCGGCGCCAGCGACGGGTTGTACTCGTTGACCATCGTGAAGCGACCACCGTTCGTGGGCCCCGTGAGGGCCACCGGCCAGTGGACCGAGAACAGGTCGTAGGGGCCGCTCTCGTCGCGCGTGTTCGACCCGATGAGGGCCGGCGTGCCGGGGCATCCCTCCTGGTGCTCGGCCTCCCGGATGAGCTGGAACATCGCCCGCTCCCACTCGCGCGTCCAGCCCTGGGCGAGGTCCGACTCGTTCCCGATCTCCCAGAAGCCGTTCCTCCAGTTGCACCCCTGCTTCACCAGGTCGAAGACCCAGCGCCGGATGTTCGGGCGGATCGGGACGTCGTGCGCGTTCTGGATGTCCTCCTCAGGGAGCGCCATGATCGGCTCACCATTGACCGCGTTCTTCAGGACCCAGCCGTCGAGGACCCCGTTCTGGACGTTGACGCCGAGCTTCCCGGCCTCGCGGTGTGCCACGTGGAACAGCTCCCAGAAGGGCTTGTTGAGGGTCACTCCGTCAGCGAGGTACGGCCCCCCGACCGTCTCGAGCCCGCAGCACTTAGGGTCCTTGATCGGGCCGGTGCGGGTGTGGAGCGTGTTGCCCCCGGCCGACGCGAAGTAGGCGGCCCACTCCTTCGAGACGAGCGGCCACAGGTAGGGGATCGGACGCCCCTCCGGGCCCACGCGCAGGATCTCGCCGGTCCCATCGGTGGGCCAGCACGGGATGCCGCCTACCATCGCGAAAGGCGCCCCGCCGCGCGTGAGTGTGCCCTGGGGCGTCGTGCGGAGCTCGAGCTCCACGAACTGCGGACTCGAGGGCCGCCCCTCCTCGATGACCGGAGGCGGCGGGGTGGGGACCACGACCGGGGGCTTGTGGTTCGTGCAGCCCGCGCCAAGGAGCGCTCCGATGAACCAGGCCCAGGACCACCGCCATCGAAGGCTCATCTTTCCCCCTGTCGTTTCGCGCGCCGCCGCGGTAGAGTTTCGACCTGTAAGGCCGTACCTGTCAAGGAGGAACGATGCTGGCGCCAAGCGATCTCGCTGAAACCGTCAACGCGGCGCCTCTCCCCCAGGGCTGTGGATGGCTCGTCCTCGAGGAGACCAGCAACGGGGTCCACCTCCTGCTCATCCACGAGGAAGACGAGACCTGGATCATGTTCATGGCCCACTCGCTCCCCGACGACAGCCGGATCGTGGTCCGAGTCGAGATCGAGAAGTGGCGGGACAAGCTCGCCTTCCACGCCGCGATCAACCTTCGGGCGGGGGACCTTCTTCGCCAGGTGGGCGAATGGAAGGGTCGCGCTCTGAATTGAAGATCGCGCCCTGCTGGATCGGCGTCCGGAGCCGCCGGATCGCCGCCCTACAGTGGACCCCTCCCACGGCGTACTCGCGGCACAGGTGCGGCCGGTCATCGTAGATCGAGCACGCCCCCCAGGTGTCGAGCTTGGGGCAGACGAACGCGAGCTCGAGCGCCCCAGGAACGAACCGGCCGCCCCGGACCTCCAGCCACTCGAGGTCTACCTGCAGCGTCTCGGGCAGCAGGATCGTCTCGCAGCACGCCCCCCGACACGCCTCGCACGAGGGCCGGCCCAGCGGGTAGTCGCTCACGCCTACCACTCCCGGGCCGGGATGTAGGAGCTCTCGAAGAACTCCTTCGACACGTACCACTGATCGGACGGGTCGAGAGGGTTCCGCGCGATCATCCCTCCCTCCTTGAGCCCCCAG